AATCGCCGCATAACCTGTCATCCTTGTCATTAACATATACCTCAACGCATCGTATGCGTGGTCTTCCGCTTTGGTGTCCACGTCTTCGCTGTTAGTCTTGGAAAGAGGAATTGCTGCCAATTGCTTGACAGTGTTGCTACAATTAGAAAACACTCGTAGTCTCGGTTCGTTTGTTCTTGGGTCATCTGCAAGCCTACGATGAATTTCCATTTTACCTTGTATTCTATTTCGATCTGATGGAGTCCAACGAACTCCGCATCTCATCATTGTTTCAGCTATAGAAGGACCAAAGCCTGTCTTGTTCCAACATGATGAATCTAATACTGTGTAGTGGGGTAGTGGATCTAATTGTTCCGCTTCTAGTATTTTATCCGCTAATTGCTCTGCTGTCAACTGTTTTACGTATAATTCTCTATAAATCCAAATATTATTGTCCCAATCAATAGCACCCCATAAAACGCAAGAAGGACTCGCATACCCGTAGTCAGCCGCCCTGATGCGGGGCCAGTTGGTAGGTAAGTCAAAAGGTTCGACAACATGTTTCGCTCTGCTAAATTCTGGAAAGGCTGCACCATCGGCTACATCCCAATCCCCTTCAAGTAATCTTTTCCGTTCTATCTCAGGTAGTGAACGAAGCATAGCTTCATATTGTCCATCAGCCATAAGGAACGGGTTGTCTGTTAGACGTGCAGGTATGAACCTACGATAAAATAAAGGTTGCCCTTCTTTTTCGTGTCCTTGCGGCCACAAGAAAGGTTTACCTGTTTCGACATCGGATGCAGGGAACGGTTTGTTGTGTTCACCTACGTCAATGTACATCTTCTTGATCCACCATCCACCGATTCCTCCGGGGTTGGCTGTACACCTCATATACAGATTTTGCTGTAGCTCTGGGTCGGTGCTTCTCAATCTTGATCTCAGGTAGTCCCACACGTAAGGTGTCGGGTACTGGGTTATTTCGTCTATGCCTATCCAGTTGAAAGCTTGTCCTTGAAATCGGGTTACATCTTTGTCTTTGTCTAGGTATGTAAACCAAATGGTAGCTCCCGATGGGAAATGCCACGTTGACTTTGACTCCCTGAACTTCGCTCCGGGGAACGCTTTCGGGTAGAGTTGTCGTGACTTGTCTATTAACTCAGTAAGTTCGTCGAGAGTACGCCTAAGAAGAAGACCCCTATGATTAGGATTAGTGCAGTAACGAAGCGGATCTGCCAACAGGGCGAAAGATTTGCCCCCACCAGCAGCACCTCCATAGAGTACATCTCTTTCACTAGCGGAAAGAAACTCTTCTTGAGGTCCTTCATTCGGTTGAAACACCACTTCACGGCTACCCACAAGTTCTTGGACAGGTGGAGGAAGTGTTGCCAAGTCACCTGTATCGATAACGGTACTTGTATCTCCCTTAAGAGCTTTCTCAACTTTACCAACTTTCTCTTCAAGCTTTCTGGCATATCTTCTTTTACTTTCTGCTACTTTAGTTAATTTATCTGCACGTTTCTTTGCGTCACGTAATCTCTTTTGTGATTGTCGTCTCGCTTTCTCTGCGGCAGACAGGAAATATCTTTGCTTAGGTGCGTCGGGGTCTTTCTTCGGTCGACCACGTCCACGCTTCGGTTCTGGTTCAGTCATCTTTAACTATTGACTTTACGTGTATTCCTACTGTCTTTGTTGGCACTACATTTCTTTGATGCTTTGCCACCATATCTCATTCCCTGCTTTTGTTTTTCTTTCAAGGCTTCCTTTGCTTCCTTCTTTTCAGATGGAGATAAGGATTGAATCATTTGATTTAATTTGTCACTCATCTTGTCGGTAAGCTCGTTGGGAGTTGTGAGAGCGTTGATTGTGTTGAGTACTTTGAATAGTGTGTTTAGATCAGCCATATCTATTTCTTCTTTTTCTTTGTTGTTGCTATCTTGCCACCAGTTGCTTTTCCTAAAGCTTTATTAAGCATATATTTCGTGTCTATTTTTTTAATAAGAGCTTTTGCTTCCTTGTCTACCTTGTTTAACATAGCGTCTCTTTTTCTTTTATCAGCATCACCTTTAAAATCATCAACTTTCATTATGAGTTTATTGATTTCTGTTTTTTCTTTTTGGGCTAACTTTGGATTTACCACCAAAGCATGTAACGCTCTTATAGGAGTTGTTGCGTAACTCAATCTTTTATTTTTTTTCTTTATCTTATCTATTTCTTTTTTCATGTCAGCCATTTTGTTCTCTCTTATTTATTTCTTTTTTTAGGTGAATTGTAATATGTTTTAAATAGGTCTTTGCGGATTGCATCTTTACTTATAAGCATAGGCTGTTGTATTCTTTGTATAGGACCTTCACGTTCCGCAGCACTCATAAAACTCTTTGGCTTTGCTGTGCCTAACTTACCGTCCTTAGTCTTACCTACAGGAAGTCCAGTTTTTGTTGATGGATTGTTTCCTGTTAAAAACTTTTTTATTTTAGCACTGTCTGAAGAAGTAAAGAAGTGTTTACCTTTGTTATCAACTCCAGAGCTTTTAAAAACTTTAGACTCACCAGTTGTTTTATTCACAACTGTTCGTACCTGTTGTTTATCAGTATAGATACTAGCCATCTATAACTACCTCTTTCTTTGGTGGCAGCAACACAATACCGTGTACTGCTTGTACATTTACGTTAGTTGTTTCTTGCTTTCCTAGTCCTACCCTGTTTAAGAGCGATTCTGCAGCCCTGAAGCGTAGGTCGTCCCCTCTTTCGGGTACGGGGTTGTCAATTGTGCTTACCAAGCGTGTAGCAGCCTTAAATGCGTTCATAGACAACACATTCTTTGTACGGTTGATGATCTCATCGGCTAAACTGTTCTTTAACCACGTCACACTACCCTTAGAATACCCCGCCTGAATGGCTGCATCGGTGACATTGCCACCATTTTCAAACAAAATGTTCAGGAATTCTTCTTGTTGGGGCGTTATTTCACGCTGGGAAGTCTTTTTCGGGAGTAAATTTGTCACAACGGTACGCTCTTGCTTCCATGTAAGGCTTATATGCAGGTAATTCCTGCTGTATTTCATATATTCGTGCTAAACACTCATCGTGAGTAGCGTATGGACCTCGTGTATCTGCTAGTTCTTCGCAATTTGCACCCATAGTAGGCTGTCCTAGCAAACAAATTAGTACAAATGCTTCAAACACGATAAAATCCTTAGTTCTTAGTGAGTCAAGATCCTTAAAAGTTGAGCCAAAGCACGAGAAAGGATTGATTGCTGCTGCTCTAAACTGGTCTTGATACCTAAATTATACGTACAGATTTACCTAATGTCAAATAAAAAAAAAATTTGTACGAATTTACTTGACTTTTCTGTCAGAATGGATACAATCGGAGTAGATCCTCCGGGGAAATACACACATACACACAGGGATACCCTAAAGGGTACGACCAATCGTAACACAAAAATAACTGTTCTTAGTATAGGGGGGGTTATCCCTTCTTGTTCCTAAAGGGAATGCAAATAGATTGTACAAGTAACTCATTTGGGTAAAAATATGGCGACATTGCATACGTATACGGGGGGGTCCCCAGTGGCCCTTTGCACCCCGTAATCCCGAATATTTATCATTGATCATACCAAAGGCAACCAATAACCCTAAAATGTAACATTGCGATTGCCTAGCCGTTTTTAAGCCTTGTTTCTCGTCACGCATAAGCCGTTTTAACTTGGTTGATATTTTATAAGTTGTACAAGTAAACCCTAAAAGGTAGCGTTTGAGGTTATGATTGCGAGCATATACCAAAACAACAACCCACCAAGAAACCCAACAAAACCAACGCTTTAAGTATTATTCTAATTAACCCAAAGAAAAACCCCCCAAGCAGTAAGCAAGGGAGGTTTTCAGGGGAGGAAGTAAAGATATTTTAATTCAAGTTTGTAAGAACATAAACATCATCTTTAATTTTTTGTTTAGTCGTTTTAGTATCTTCATTTAGAAACTCTTTCCTATATCTTGAAGTGGTGTTTGAGTAGTCCCAACACGTACGATCAAGAAAAGTAATTCCATCAACCTTAACAGCTATAATTGAATTGTAAGATTGAAACACTTCTGCACCATTTTGCAAAGTAATCCTAAACTGGTTGGCAATTGGATTACCACTTCTTAAGCTTTTGAAGTTCTCAACTTTAACAATGTTTTTATATTTGTTTAATCTATTCGGCATATTTTCAAGTGCAATAGTCATTAGTTTATTTCCTTTCATTAAATAATTATTAAGTTACCTTTTAGACGAATTTTTTTAGAAACACATGAAACACAAACAACTGTTTCAATATCTTGTTTCTTTCCCTCTTTAGATTCATCATACATCTTTCTTTTAGGAAATGTTTCTTTCTTTCCACAAGTTTCACATTTAAAAAAGTAAGCCATAATTAGTTCCCTTTCTTTTCTTCAATAAGTTCTTCAAGATCTAATTGACCATGTAAACCCAACTGGTATTCTTTTTGCTTTTGTTCCTCTTCAAAGATAATACCTATTCGTTGATCAATTAAAACCCTATCTTTGTTGAATGGTTCATTTACCTTTGCAACTTGATCATTCACATTAGGTAAAATCTTTATCATCTGATCTTTATGGCAAAAGATTTGATGCTTAAATTCTTCATTGTTGCGACCATTATAACGCCCTACGATTTCAACTAAGCAACAACTGTCCATTATTTTGAATTGCAAAGTAAGCTCACAATTATTAACAGCGTTAAATTTTTTCTTATTAAAATCGTATTCACTTTTTATTAAATATTGTTTTGTTTCCATTGTAAGAAATCCTTTTCTATTTAAAAATTGAGGTTTTAAAAAAAACCACCCAAGAAAAAGCCTTGAGTGGTTCAATTATAATCTTAACTTAAAAATTAAGTCAACTATTTATTTTTTAAGCCGTTAGTGGATAAGATTTATAAAATTTATGTCTTTCACCTTTTATCTTTATTGTTTGCACGTATCCTTTTTGCTTAAGAATGTTTACATATTGCCTAACAGTATTAAATGCTTTTTTATTGGTGCTATCATTGTAGACGTCGATAATTTTAACCATGTCATGCGATTTTATAACCTTGTAAACTTCAAATTCGCCACGTGTCAGCGTGTCATTGCCTTTGATCTTAAAAGGATTGTTTTTTTGTTCTCGATTACTAATGATACTTTCAAGCGTAGGTTCAAAAACTTTGAATTGATCAGCCAACTGCAAAGCCAGTTCATGGCATCTGTAACCACTTCTATGACCTGCATTTTTAGCATTACGTGCGACAACTTCCAAACTTTCAAGCAAGGTTGACATCTTATTTAAATGAA